TCTTGCTCATATAAATTTATCCTTATTACCTTCTATTAGTTCTATAATTTTGTTTAAGTACCAGATTGATTTCTTGGCATCTTGTACTGGTTTACCTTTGTTAAACAACCGTGAGCCTGTGTACTTGAGTACGTTACCGTGACAGTACTCAACCGCACCCCACACACCTAAGACATCGACAATGTAGTCTATGGTTTCTATCTCACCGTCTGTGTAGTGTGCTGGACTGTTAACTACATCTGGCTCGTTACTCTGTTTAGTCCACACTGTTCCGTTAGTTGTTTGCTTTGCTGTTACCCTGTCCCACTCTTGCGGGGTAGCATCGTTTATTGAATTGCGTTTGGTTCCCATAGGGATACCTCCTTTGTATTAAAATCGTATTCACCGTGTCGTAAGATACGAGCCAGTCTTGCTTGCTCTAACGCTACCGTTGCCGATAGCCCTGCATTCTCAAAAGCCTTAACTACCGTTTCCCATGAGCAGTCAGCGTCTAATAAGCCTTTGGCTTTCTTCGGCCCAATGTTAGGACACCCCTTGTAGTTGTCGGTAGAGTCACCCACTAACGTCTGGTAGAAAAACCAGTAGTCAGCTTCAGCCTCGCCTACGATCTTTACCTCACCGTCTACAAAGTGGTAGGCAGGTATGGTCATTAAATCTTTGTCGATTGACCAGATCATGTAACCGTCCCCGCTAGTAGCGAGTAAGCCCAAGGTGTCATCAGCCTCAATGTTCTCGTCAATCCTGCCCTTCCACTCATTGACCAAGTAGGCACGAGCATGGGGCAGCAGCATGGGCTTGCGTTTGTCATTACGGTTAGCCTTGTAAGATGCCGCTACATTTTTTCTGAAATTTTTAGGCCCAGTCAAACATGTCACCCAGTCCTTAACTTTACTATCTTTGATCAGGTTCTCCATGAAGTGATCAATGTTCTGTTCAACCTCATGCTCAAAGGCATGTAGTGTCCAGTGACCGTCACCCCAATCTATCGGTTGCTCACAGGAGGTAGCCGCCCGATACGCTACGATGTCTCCATCTATCAGTAATGTGTTCATATAGTCTCTCTCTCTTTTTGAATGCCTTTAATCATCAGTCTGTCCCAACTGAGATGGCGTGTTTGATAATCGAAATACAGAAGTTCCACACCCATCTGTTTTTGGAGTGTGGTTAGTACCTTGCCACCTTGAGTGGTTTCGGATACCGTTTTCACATCTATCAGTCTGATCTCGTCACCTTTAATAGCAATCATATCCACGGCTCCTGTGCATCCTGCATTAGGGAATACTTCGTACCCTTGATCCCACAGGTATGTGACAGCATAAAACTCAGCAATGTCACCAACCCTGTTACCATCATCAGTGGGTTGCCGCCCAGCTTTGTCCGGTGTTGTATTCTGCGTCAAGTCTGCACCCAAAGTTGAGGTGTCTTTCCACATTTCGTATTGCTTGTAAGGTAATTTCACCGACTTGTTCCTCCATTCCGTTACGCACGACAATCTGAACCTCGTCATGTACGAATGCCACTACACGGGCATCGTTCTCTGTTAAACCTGCTTGACTAAACATCTTGTGAATCTCCACATACCACTTCTTACAGATCACAGCACCGCAGCTTTGCAGTAGTGTGTTCAATGCAGCATGGGGGTGACGTATGGGTATGCGTCTCCCATCAATCCCTTTGATGTAACCACCAGCAGCCTTCTCGCTAACCTTCTCACGTAGTATCTTGAGTGCGGGAGTCTGCTTTAGGAAACGGGCTTTGATTTTTTTACCGTCACTTTTGGTTCCTCCGATGATACTGCCGATTTTTTCATCTCCGGCCCCGAAGAGAAAAGCATAAATGAACGTCTTTGATTGAGGGCGCGTTGTAAGCCCTGCCGCATGTTGGTTCTTCGTGTGGATGTCACCGTTTAATATTTCCTCTACGTAATTACCGTTGTCAAAAGGTTTCATGTAAGCCGCAAGGCATCTAAGTTCTAATCCAGACGCATCAGCGCCTAACAGTACATAACCAGCAGGGGCGTGAAACAACTCACGGCATTCCTTACCGTACTCTGCACTGAGTGAAGGTACTTGGGCCACGTTAGGATCAGAGTGAGTACACCTAGATGTCACTGCCCCCATGTGGTTGACCCTGCCGTGTACATGGCCTTCGGTTTGCACTTTAAGCCACGCCTGTTTACCTGTAGCTAGTTGGCCTATACGTTTATTTAGTAATAAGAACCTGCACAGTTGTTTAGCTTCAGGTAACTCAATCTTACTAAGTATCTGCTCGTCAACTTTAGGCTCACCTGATGGGGTAAATGCTTCTGGAACCCATCCTCGCTTCATTAGTCGATCTGCAATCTGCTGTCTGGATGCAGGGTTAAAAGGTATCACCTTCTCCTTGGTCTTTAACTGCACAATCGTAGGCTCAATGTTTGACACTAGTGACTGCTCTAGTTCAGCCTTCTCTCCCGCCAGTTCGCTGTACAACTTCTCAGCCTTGGCAACGTCAAACGGGAAACCCCTAGTGGTTTGATCCTGTAGCAGTTGGTGTACCTCTGTCTCAAACTCAAGTACTTCAGCCCACGGTTTCCATTCCGCTATCTTCTTACATAGGTTTTCATACAGCTTAAAGTTTACCTCTACGTCTTGCTTGCAATACTCCAACATCTCTGGGGAGTACCGTTCCCATGCACCATCATCCTGACCAAAATCTCCCTTGTGACACGCTAGGCGTATCCCCCAAGCCTTGAGTGCATGGCTACCGATCATTACCTTATTAGCGTTAAGACGTTTTAAGTCCTGCTCTCGTAGATCAGGGAAGATTGTCCGTGACCATACTAGAGTATCCTCTAAGGTAGCGTTGGTTCTGAACCCGTGGAGTTTCTCCAGTAGGCGCAAGTCGTAGTCGATTATATTATGTCCGACAAGAACATCTGCTTCACCTAAGTGTTGTAAGCCAGCGTCCAGTGTGAAGGGATCGTAAGCCGATACCTTGC